TAACGGAAAAGTTCCTGACAATTATGAACAAGAACTTGAAAACAACAAAGGCATTTCTGTTAAACGTAGTAGTCTTGGAGAAAATATTAGAGAATATGGTGAAAAGTTAGAATTTATGAACGATATTGGTAAAGCTACAATTACTAAAAGTAATCTTGATGCTGGAACACAACCAATGACTGGAGCAACAAAAGCTGAAAGTGAAACTACTAAAGGTAAAATTGATCGATGTAAAGTAACACGTACAGGCGATATTAGAACAGCTACATTTTCTGCAGGTAAAAAGATTCAAGATGTTATTGAAGAAATTATTATTTTAAGTAGTTATGGTAGAGACGTAGCTGATAAAAAAGAAGACAAAAATGGTATGATTCCTTGGTTTAGAATACAAACACAAGTTTTCAATGCAGACGAAAGTGTTGAAACAGTAGGAGCTACAGGCAAACCTGCTAGAATTTTTGTATATCGTGTTATTCCGTATCTAGTGCATCGAAGCAAATTTCAAAGTAATACAGATGCAAGTCCAGGGATTAACGAATTAAAATATCAAGCAGTAAAAGAATACAATTATATCTATACAGGCAAAAACAAAGATATTTTAAACTTTGATATTAACTTTAACACTGCTTTCTTTACAAGTCTTGCAGGTGACTCAGGTCAATTAGGAAGAGATTCTAAAACTGCCGTTACTGACGAAGTAACAGGAGGCAACTCAAGAGCAGTATCTGGTAAAAATAAACCTAATAGCAATGTTGAAGGAGTAAGTAAATCTGGAGATAAAGTAGTTAAACCTAATAGTGTAGACGGCGGCGGTCCTGTGTTACATCCAGAAAGTCAGATAGCTAGAGATTTTAATGAAGCATTAGTAAACAGTCCTGTCGATTTAATAACAGTAGATTTACAAATTATGGGTGACCCTTATTACATTTGTGATAGCGGCATGGGAAATTATAATGCATTACAAGTACCGGGAGTTTTAAACATCAATAAAGATGGCACTATGGAATATGAAAACGGTGAAGTTGACATAGAATTAAATTTTAGAACCCCAATAGACTACGGACAGAATTATATGGAATTTCCTGGTAACGGAACAGCACCTGTAGGACAATTTAGTGGATTATATCAAGTCATAATGTGTACTAATTCTTTTAGTAATGGGCAATTCACCCAGACACTGCAAACTATTCGTAGAAAACAGCAACCCAGTGATACAAATAACGAAGCATCAGCAACAAACGGAATGCTTAATTTAGATAATCCGACAGCGCAATTAGCTGAAACTTTTGCTAATACATTAAACGGCGATGCTATAAAACTAGCAAAAGCACTCACTGGTGGACAAGCTGGATTAGGAAATATAGCTGCAGGAGCACTTGGAGAATTAGATCAAAAACTTGCAAATGCAATTTCAACTGTAAGAAATGGAAGTATTCCTAAACCTATAACTGATGCAGCTTCTAAAGGAATAGCCCAAGGCAACTCTACTGATTTAACAGGATTACAAGGATCAACATAATATGGTTTCACCAAATCAAGAAACACGCTCATCTGGTGCTAGTGCTAAATTAAGCAAAATTGACGGTCCAGGTCCGTTTGAAGCAATTGTAAAAAATCACTTAGACGGTGAGTATATGGGTAGATTAGAAGTTGAACTTCTAAAATCTAACACAGAAGGCTCAACTCCTAATGTTGGCGCTGAACGAGTAATTGTAGATTACCTAAGTCCATTTTACGGAGTTACACCATTTGCAGGATCTACACCAAATGATAATTTTGCGTCTACACAAAAAAGTTACGGAATGTGGGCTATACCACCTGATGTTGGTACTAAGGTATTAGTAATTTTTGCTGAAGGAAATAAAAGCAGAGGCTTTTGGATAGGGTGTATTCAAGATCGTTACATGAATTTTATGGTACCAGGAAATGCTAGTACAAAATATAACACACAAGATCAAACAAAGCAAATACCGGTAGGCGAGTATAATAAGAAAACTGAAGAAGCTATTGGAGCAGACCCAACACAGTTTTTAAAACCTGTTAACACTGATGCACTAACTCAGTTAACAAACGCTGGTATACAACTAGACCAAATTAGAGGAACTACTACAAGTAGTGCTAGACGAGAAACTCCTAGTATGGTATTTGGATGGAGTACTCCAGGCCCGTTAGATAGACGTCCCGGACACCCTACAACAAAAACAGGCGAAACTGGTGCTGAAATAGATATTCCTAGTTCGCGACTAACTGGCACATCTCTTGTAATGGACGACGGAGATCCTAGTTTATTTAGAAAAGGACCAGCTGGCGGCGAAAAGGCTGTGCCTAGTGAATATACTACATTAGACAACGGCGGCGATCCTAGCATACCAGCTAACGAATTATTTAGAATACGTACTAGAACCGGACATCAAATACTTTTACATAATAGTGAAGACTTAATTTATATTGCACACGGTAGTGGCAAAAGTTGGATTGAAATGACAGCCAACGGTAAAATTGACATTTATGCAGAAGATAGTATTAGTATGCATACTAAAAATGATCTTAATTTTAAAGCAGATAGAAATATTAATTTAGAAGCAGGTCAAAATGTTAATATAAAAGCCGGAAATGCAATGGCAATGGAAACAGCAGCTAATTGGACTGTTAAATGCGGAGCAGATGGAATGTTAACTTGTACAGGATCAAGTAACATAAGTTCTGCCGCACACAAAGAAACAGCTGGTAGAATAGATATGAATAGTGGAAGTGCAGTAGCAGCAACGGCTAGTGCGGCACCTGCTGTAACTAGAGTTCCACAAGCCGGTGCTTGGACAGGAGCAGAGAATAAAAATCCTGCAGAACACACACCTGAAAAAACAAACAACGACCCTGAAGCAATTGCTGCAGGAACAGCAAATGCATCTAGTGACGACAAAGCAGAAGATAAAGCAAATGACGATACTTTTGCAAAATGTCCACCAGAGGAAAAATCAGAAGCAACTAAAACACAAGAGGAAAGACAAGCAACTACAGAAAATACAGCTGCAAGTGAAGATGCAACCCTAACAGAACAAGGTGCAGGTTTCCCTACAGGTGATCCAGCACTTGATCCTTTTGGTGGAGCAGGCGCAGATGTCAGTTCATTAGGTGGTGATCCAGAACTTGATCCATTTGGTGGAGCAGGTAGAGAAATAAAAGGAACAGCAACACTCACTGATTCAGAAGGATCATTCTAACAAGGTAAATACGTTATGAGCACATTAGAAAAAAAGTTATACAAAGAGATTACTGTAAAATCCAATAAAAGACCCGATTACGGAGTCGGTGAAAAAACATATCGTGGATTTTCTACAGTAAATCCGGATAGTATAGGCTATCAGCTCTATGATATACAAATAATTAAACAAGATATAATCAACCACTTTCATATACGCCAGGGTGAATTACTTAGCAATCCTAATTTTGGAACAATAATCTGGGATATTTTATATGAACCGTTAACAGAAAGATTAAAAGAAGTTATTGCTGAAAATGTAACTACAATTATTAATTACGATCCGCGTGTAAGCGTTGTATCAGTAACAATTGACCAGTATGAAAGTGGTATACAAATTGACGCAACTCTGTCATTTTTACCTTATAATATTTCTGAAAATATGAAACTAACGTTTGATCAAAACAACGGATTGTTAGCTAGATAATTATATACGCACTTTTCTAAATTTAATAAATACTGTATAATTAAAGGAAAGAAATATTATGTCAACAACCGATAGACAAAATAGGTTATTAGTAGCTGAAGATTGGAAGAGAATCTACCAAAGCTACAGAAACGCAGAATTCAAATCATACGATTTTGACAATTTACGTCGAACTATGATCAACTACATTCGTCAAAATTACCCAGAAGATTTTAACGATTATATTGAAAGTTCAGAGTACCTTGCACTAATTGATCTTATTGCTTTCCTTGGTCAAAATATTGCTTTCCGTACAGACTTAAATGCTCGTGAAAACTTTTTAGAATTAGCAGAACGTAGAGAATCGGTACTACGTTTAGCTAGATTGCTATCATATAATCCTAAAAGAAATCAAGCAGCAAATGGTTTACTGAAAATTGAAAGTGTTCAAACAACAGAAGATGTAAGAGATTCAAACAATTTAAATTTATCAAATCAAACAGTTGTATGGAATGACCCAAGTAACCCTGACTGGAATGAGCAATTTACAAAAGTATTAAATTCAGCATTACCAGTAAACAGTAATGTTGGTCGTCCAGTACAAAAGGCTACTATTGCAGGAGTTCCAACAGAACAATATAGACTTAATAGTGCAAACGAAGATTTACCAGTTTACGGATTTAATAAAACAATCAGTGGATCTACTAGTAGATTTGAAATTGTAAGTACAGATATTGACAACGGTGAAGTTAAAGAAGAAGCACCGTTTCCAGGAAATAACTTTGCGTTTATACACAAAGATGACGGCAAAGGTCCTGCTAGTTCCAACACAGGTTACTTCTGTCATTTTAGACAAGGTACAATGGACAACGGTACTTTCAATGTTACTACTCCGAGTACTAATCAAGTAGTTGCAATTGATGCAACAAATGTAAACAATTCAGATGTATGGCTTTATAAAACTGATAATTTTGGATTAGAACAAGAATTATGGACACAAGTTGCAGCAGTTGAAGGCAACAACGTAATTTATAATAGTTTGAGTAAAGGTATTAGAAACATATATAGTGTTCTTACTAGAGCAAATGATAGAATAAGCATGATATTCTCAGACGGTACTTTTGGTAGTTTACCACAAGGTAACTTTAAAGTTTATTATAGAACAAGTAAAAACAGAAGAATTGTAATTGACCCAAGTGACATGAAAGGTGTAAGTATTAAAGTTCCTTATATTAGTAGAACAGGTAAATCTGAACAGATTACTATGGTGTTTTCACTGAAGTATACAGTTGACAATGCTAGTGTAAGCGAATCAAATGCAAGTATTAAACGTAACGCTCCTGCAACGTATTATACTCAAAATCGAATGATTACAGCAGAGGACTATCAAATTGCGCCTCTTGGTATAAGTCAAGAAATTATCAAAGTTAAAAGCGTTAACAGAACATCAAGTGGAATTAGTAGATATTTAGATCTTGTTGATGCAACAGGAAAATATTCTAAAACAAATTTATTTGGAGTTGACGGAATAATAACCAAGGAATTTTTATCGCCTAAGCAAACATTTAGTTTTATTACAAAAACTGATATTGAAGGAGCAATAGCAAATGTTATTGAACCTATTTTAGCAGATAAAAAAGTAAAAAATTATTACTATAATAGTTTTCCAAAAACGTTAGTTGGTGATCTTGGAGTTGTGTGGAATAGCGAAACTACAGACACTAATCAAAATACTGGATATTTTACAAACGCAAGTAATATAAAACTTCAGCTAGGAACATTTACAGCAAGTACATTAAAACTATTAAAAGCAGGCACATTAGTTAAGTTTGAACCACCAGCTGGTAAACATTATATGATGGAAAATGACAATCAATTAATGAATGGTCCTGCAGACCATTTAGGATCTGCATCATATAAATGGACTAAAATTGTTAGTGTAGCCGGCGATGGAACTACAAATAATGCAGACGGTACTGGACCAGTATTGTTAAACGATAATATTCCTCAAGGTTCTAAAATTATACAAATTATACCTAGACTTGCAACAGAGTTACAACAGTCAGTACAAGCACAAATAATTGATCAAGCATTTGCATACAATACTTTTGGTTTAAGATTTGATACTAACTTAGGTGAATGGAGATTAATTACTACAAACAATTTAAATGTAAATAGTCCGTTTAGTATTGGTAAAACAGGGGATGCTACAAATCAACAACTTGATGCTAGTTGGCTTTTATTGTTTGAAACTAATGGCGAAACATATACTATTACATATCGTGCTAGTAGATACGTATTTGAAAGTGCAGAAGAAATTAGATTCTACTTTGATAGTTCAGATAAGATTTATAATAATAGAACTGGTAAAATTATTAAGGACAAAATTAGCGTATTAAATATAAACACTAAACCTGATGATGTTGTACCATTTACAGTAGATTATGACTGGGAAATTGTTGAAGAATATAGAGATGCTGAAGGGTATGTTGATAGTAGTAAAATACAAGTAAGTTTCTTTGACGAAGACGACGACGGAGTAGTAGATGACCCAGACTTGTTTGACAGAATTGTAGATGAAACTGTTAATGTTAAAACAAAATATGTGTTTTTGAAAAAAACTACAACAATAGACGGAGTAGAAGAATACTATTATATTCCTACTAGCAAAGCTACAGCAGAAGGACTATATACCTTTACTGACGGAACAGGTAGCATAAAAGTATTTGAAGAAACTAGCACATTAGGAAGTACATCAACATACGATGACGGACAAGTATTTTATTTTATAAAAGAAAATGTATTTAAAGTGTTAAACAAAACTACAGGTAATACAGTTGTATCGCAAGACTATATGGCTAAGGTTGGAAGAGATAAACTAAAATTCCATTATGTACATGCTGCTGACGAAAGTACACGTATTGACCCTAGTGTAAGTAATATTATTGACACATATATGCTTACAAAGTCATATGACAATTCATATCGTTTGTATTTAGAAGGTACAACATCAGTGAAACCTTTAACACCTAGCTCAGATCAGTTATATTTAAATTATGGTCAACAGTTGAATACTATTAAGTCAATTAGTGACGAAATAATATATCATCCAGTTAAGTATAAAATACTATTTGGAGAAAAGGCTGATACTGATTTGCAAGCTACATTTAAAATTGTAAAAAATCCAGAACAAGTTATTAATGACAATGATGTAAAGACTCGAGTTATTGCTGCAATAAATGAATTTTTTGCATTAGAGAATTGGGAGTTTGGCGAAGCATTTTACTTTAGTGAATTAAGCACTTATGTAATGCAACAGCTTACACCGTATCTAGTTACTTTTGTAGTTGTTCCAAGTCAAA